AATTAATTCCAGCTTTATTTGTATTAAGCCAAGATATGCTTACATCCCTTTTCAATAAAGACCCATCAACGTATGTCCTTAAATTAGATATAGCTGTGTCCCTTGCTGCTAAGGATCCATCAACATAATTAATTCCAGCTTTATTTGTATTAAGCCAAGATATGCTTACATCCCTTTTCAATAAAGACCCATCAACGTATGTCCTTAAATTAGATATAGCTGTGTCCCTTGCTGCTAAGGATCCATCAACATAGGCATAATCCATCGTTACAATAGAGACATCCAACATTCCCCCAATCCATACAAAGTCTGTTCCAAGAGAGGATTCCTTAACAAAAACTCCTTCAGCAAAACCTGTGCTTACTTCTATAAGATTTGTAGTCTTGTCCCAATAAAAAGTATTTCCAAAGCTTACTTCTGGAATAAAGAATGAATACATGTCTGATGGGTCGAACTGATAATCAGGTTGGATAACTATTGGACTCGATAATCTTCTTGTTACTGCAGAGATCTCTAATGGGGTAGCCGTATTCTTTTCTATTATAATAAGTTTTGGCATATATTCTTTAATTTTTTTATACTTCTGTGCTTAAATGTTTTTGCCCTAAATAATCCCAGTCGATCCTATTATTTAATAAGGAAACATCAGTTGTTGTTCCAGAAATTACAGCTTTAGTTATCACTGCATATCCGGTAGAATACTTTTCTCCATATGATCCAGAACTATAACTTGTACCAGAGTATGTAATTCTATTATTTGACGCATCAGTTAATCCCTTATCAGAAACCATAACTGATGCATCGTTATCTTCACAATCTCCTTGAATAGGTTCAGCGGATGCACTTACTACTACATTCGATTTATAAGACATTTGAACATAAGATGTATATAGGTCCAATTCAGAACAAGCATAAGCATAGACATAACATAAGATAGAAACGTCTATAGCTTCATTATTCGAAACTGTAACATATCTATTAATATCGAAACCAACATTGACATTGGTCGAAGGATCCTGTCTAACAGAAACCACTTTTGGACTAACATCTGTTCCGGATGTAGGAATAAACCATACTGATCCATCTCTTCTATTGCCTGAATTTGTTGATGCATTAACTGTAATATACCATAGAGGTCCATATCCAGAAATGCTCGTATCTATCCATGCCTCGCTCGATGAAACTATCCATGAAGGAACATTTGTATTTAATTCTACAATTTTATCATTAGAAAATCCTAAATAATTAAATTGCAATGAGCTGGTGTCTATATCGAAATAGTATTCCATTGGATTTACTCTCCAGTTATTATCGGAAATATATTCCATAAGGCTAAGTCGATAGATGTTTTCTTTAACGTTATATTGAAGTCCGTTACACATAAACTCTATTAAAGAGTCATCAGGATATCTTAATGAATTATGAGTGAATATATTATGTAATCCCAATACATAAGAATCTTTACTCCTAACATCTATAGATAAATTATATTTTGGCCTATCCACCATTTGTGCCATGTCCTGTATATACTGCTCTGCTAATGAGATATAATTTTCTGTACTTGAATCTCTCCATCCTGATATGCTTCTTAAATTCAAGCTGGCATCACAATTGTATATTCCATTTGTTAGTAATACCGTATCTGTATCAAAAATATCCAATTCCCTTGTAATAGTATTATACCAATAGCCCATGCTTGCTTCCAGATATGACTTAGGAATTTTTGTTGCTATATCCAAATCAAAGTCTCCAAAATAGGCATAATATGGATTATAGTCTTCTAAATACCCACCAAGTCCAGGATAAGTACGTTCGAACATATAGACGTCCAAATAGAGCTGAGAAATATATCCTGGATTTGTTGGAACTGTGTATGTATATGTTTCATACCTATTAAACAATGAATTATAGAAAAATTGAGAATCATTAATTGTAATATAACTCCTTCTTCTTTTTCTTCCTTTACAGATAGAGACATCAGTAAATATAGGACTTGAAATATTGATCTCTTTTGATATCTCCCAGAGCATAAAGGATTTTCCAGGGTTCTCTGCCATCAGATCAGATTTCATTATAGATGTATCAAATGTATAAGGAGTATCCTTCCAATAAGTTGAAGTATCATTTGGATTCATTTTAGCTATCCACCAGTCCTTTCCGTTGCTATCACAAGCTCTTAATGCAAATCGCGTTCTAAAAACAGCATTATTTGGGCCAGACTGCCACACATCTGTAGCTACCTTGTATCGTAGATTTATTATTAATTCATCACCAGGTTGTTGAGGGGAGAATTGAAACATAGTCGATAATACTTGGTCATCTGCCCATTCTGCTCTTATCTGGGAGCTTCCCCACAAACCTGCATACATCCACATTGTAGGTGGATTTGTAAAGTCAGGGTTCCATGTGATAGGGAATGTCCATAATGAAGAATCTGGAGTAGTTAAGAAACCATCCCATGTTCCTTGATAATTTGTTAAGCTCTTATCGCTAACCATCCAACGCCTATATTGAGGTAATGGATATTTTCCATTTGACATATTACTTGTGTCAAGAGGCTCAATATCATAAAAATAGTTCTCTACCAAAGTTTCTGGCTGTTTGTACTTTAAATTAACAACCATCTTGTTGTATCCAGGATTATAACTTAATTCAGGTGAACTGTTTATGATTTCATAATTTCCACATGTTAGATCTATTCTATTATTAGAAACATCTACAGAAGTTGTTGGACTATTAGGAGGATAGTATGTATACCTTTTAGAGGTTAAGCCCATATCCTTAATGCGCTCTATTTTCCATTTCCCATCATGATAAAAAACTCTTGAGTAAAAGCTCTTTAGAATTTTTTCCATACATTTTTTGCTATTCTCAACATTTTCTTCATCATGAAAGTTATCTGACTGAAAAAATATATTATCAAATATACAGCTCGAGCTATCCCTTCTATAGTTAATATTCTCTAAAGTGTTATTGATATAGAAATGATTAGTTACATCTGTATCCATTAACATTGTAAGTATTAAGTCATTTGCATTCAGATATTCATCTGCTCTATATGTTGATGTGTCAACTAATATTGCAGGTGTATATCTGTCTAAAGTTGTAAGTCTATCAGTTGCTGGGATTGTAAGTTTAATATTCTTATCTAATTTTGATGTGTACATATCAGGTAGTATGTAGCCCTGGAATAATAGAGTTGAGGAGTCTCCTGCTTTTGTTGTCTTAACTATTTCTACATAGTTAGATCTTTCTGGAACAGAAAACAGACTATCATATTTATAAAAATTACCTGACTGATTGATAATATTTATTTGACAACCACATCCAAATAATTGGGAATCCCATTCTTTCTCTGGATAAGTAATCACTAAAGGGTTTGCATCTAAAAGAAGAGCACTTGGTTCTCCTGAGAATCCCTTTTGTTTAATGTAAATATCAATTCTATCCTGATTAACATTATCATTAAACGAGCCATAATATATTGTGTTAAAAGACATTAGAAATATATTTGTTTTTGATTAGCATTACTTAGTATACCAACAAGTGCATCCTGCTCTATAATGAATTTAACCTGTCCCCAGCCAGTATTTTCTTCCATTAATGTTTTCAATTTATCTAAAGGAGCTATAACTTCAGGGTTGCTTCTTACTCCAGCATAATCTCCAACTGTTGCTAAAGCCTCTCCATAAGCTATACCTCCCTTTGCAAAACTCTGAGAAGATATAACTGCTATCTGAGCTGCGGTCGTTGCTGAAATAAGTGCTGCTCCAATGATACCTGCTATTGGTCCTAATTCTGCAAATGCTTTAGTGATACCAAGAGCCCCATTTATGATAGCCTTAAGAATAGCTACTCTCTTTTGTTTATTAGCGTATTTCTTTTCAATCTCTTCCCTCTTCTGAGCATTATCCCCTGCTGCTGCTAATTCTCTATTCTTAGCGGCTTCATACATCATAGAAACTGCATCAAGAGCCTGTCCTGCAAATCCTGCTATCTGTTCATTTCTTGCTTGCTCCATCTCCTTAACAGCAGCATCGAATTCCTTCTGAGATATAAGCTGTTTCTCGAGCATGCTCTTGTAAGAATCGAGTCTTTCTGCATACGAATTTGTAGAGTCATTAGCTATTGTAGATAGTCTTTCAAGCTCCTTAGAGTCTGCCTCCTTAGCTGCTGCTGCTGCCTGCTCTGCTGCCTTCTTCTCTTCTTCAAGTTTCTTAATTCTATATTTCTCTTCTATATCTGCTTTCCTTAACTGATACTCCTCTTCAAGCATAAGTTTCTGATCAAACTGAGCTTTAAGAGCTGCAAGGTCTCCCTCAAGAGTATCTTTATTTCTTTCAAGTTTGTAAGCTGCTAAGCTCTCCTCAAGTTTTAGTTTAGCGTCAGCAGCAGCCTTAGCAGCCTTAGCTTCTCTTTCTGTGTAGTTGATATATTCTTCCCCATATCGAGCAACAAGATTTTTAAGTTCTTTTTCTTGAGAGTATATCTCTCTTAATTTCATATCTCTTTCTGTAAGAGCTTGATTAACTTTATTCTTTAACTCTTGAAGTTTCTCCTCATCTTCTATACTATTATTTGAAAGATTCATCTGTCTTTCTTGAAGCTCTACTGCCTTCTGAGCATTCTTAATCTTATCTTCAGCTATCGAAAATTCTAAGTTTTTAACCTGTTCAAGAGCTTTAATTCTATCAGCTAATGATACCTCTTCTGTATTCTTAACATCTGCAAGAAGTCCTGCTATCTCCCTTCGAGCAGCAGATTCCTTACCTGAAAGTTCAATATTTGATTTTCTTAATTGGAATAGTTCCCTTTCTATCTGAGCATTAGCTTCTGCAACTCTTTTCATTTCAGCCATTGCAGTAGCTCCCTTTTCCGCTATTTTTTCAACATCAAGACCTGTGCTAATCTTAACAGCTGCCTTCCCTACATCAACAAGACTCTTCTTCATCTCATCGAAATACTTAGTTGCTTCTGCTCTGGCCTCATCATTAAAGATGCCTTTTATTAAGTTCCATAATGCCTTAAATCCATTCTTAAGAAATTCGAATGATGCTTTAAAGAACTCTATAAGTCCTTCCCATCGATTAACTATATTCTGTTTTATAGCTTCCCATAATTCCTTAATAGCTTCCTTAGGATTCTCGAATGCCCATACAATCCATTTTCCCAAAGTAATGAAAGCATCCTGAACAACCATAAGAATACCTTTGAGATATCCCATTATACCAGCAAACTTTTCAGCTCCATCAACTGTTCCTTTGAAATAGCTCATTAAGGCTTTAATGGCTATAACAACTGCTGCTAATATAAGTCCTATAGGTCCAAGAGCAACATTAAGAGCAGATGCACCAGCTGCCATTGTTTGAAATCCTCCTACAGCACTCTGAGCTGCTGGAGCTATCTGGCCAAGACCTCCAGTTATCTGAGAAAACGCACCAGTAGCACTCTTACCTATAGATGCGAATCCTTTTGATGATTGAGACGCTACATTATCTGATGTTTTCTGGAATTGCTTAGCAGATTTTTCAATCCTCTGAAATCCAGATTCTATCTGTCCAGTATCAGCTGTAAATATGGTATTAATTACTGTACCATCTGCCATAATCTTAATCTTATTTTTATATCTTATTTATTTAAGATTCTCTGAAGACGTAGTCCCCGAGTTGCCATTAAGAAAGTCCTTCCACCTATCTGCAGTCCATGTATTCTGTATCTGCTCCTCTGTAACAATCTTACCGCTTTCCCTATCTGTTTCAAGTGGGAATATATCTTTTTTGAACTTAGGCCATTCTATAAAACTCTTACGTGTTCTCTGTGAATTGAAAAGAAGATAAGTCTGTAATCTGGTTCTTTCCCAGTTGTCTCTTATCTTGGATCGCTGGTCTTCCATCCACAAGAATAGAATAGCATTAAGTTCGCTTGGTGTGTATTCAAGAAATTCTGAAGGGGATAAAGAGAGACGAGAGGAGGTTATTACAAATATCTCCTCAATCGTCTCTATTTTTTTTTAGGCTGTCCCTTTGCCTCCTGTTGAGAGAAGGCTTCTGTCTGAATATCAATAAGAGATTTAGCGAATTGATACATCGCTTTCTGAAATTCTAAATAGCATGCATCGAGAACCCATACCATATCTTCTCTTGGAAGATCAAGTTCTTTTCCTGCAAGTTTGTGTCCAGCAATAAGAGCATACCAGAGTATATGCTGTTGGGCCTCGAAGTTTTTTTCCAGGTCATCAATTGATACACCTGATTCCTTCTGAGCCATCATGAGAACATAATAAGAAACTCTGATCGGATATTTCTTATCTTTGTAAGTAATAAATTCTACCATTTTTCTATAATATTATTCTTTTAATATTTATAGAAAAAAGGGGAATATAAGTTTCCCCCGATTTTCTTAAGCAGTTTTTAGAGATTGTAATGGTCCAGTTCCTACGATTTCTCCTGAGAATGTAACAGCAGATCCTACTCCACCATCCATTGAAAGAGAAGAGATATATCCTATACCACCATAGTAGTCGTTGGCAGAAACATCAGGAACAATATAGACTCCAATAGAGGTATCTGATCCAAGTATATTGTTCATTAACTCATAGAAGCCTTTCTTTCCTGTGTCTTCTGATAACATCTGCATAACAAGTCCTGAGAAAGAGATACTCCATCCATATAAGTCTGGAACCTGCTGCTTAGCACCACCTGTGGCATTTAAGCAAGCTATCTCGATAAAGTCCTTATTGACAGAAAGCGAGAAATCAGTTGCACATCCAAGAGTTGAACCATCAAATTGGATAAGCATCTGTTTTGAAAATAAAGGGGTTGCCATAGTATTTTAGTTTATTTTAATTATATTTTATATATTCTTAATCTACATAGAAACTCTGAAATTCAAGAGTATTAATGTAGATGGCTTTTTCAAGATCCATTCCATGAGCATCACTTACAAACCATATATCCTTTATTCCTCCATGTTCTTTATGATTTAGATAATTAACTATATGATCTGATATAGTCTCAAGATGAAGAGTATCTGAATCTATGACCTTAATAGTGATGCTATAAGTTGTATATGCATTTTTAGAATCTATACAAGAAGTCTGACTTATCTTTCTGAAACTGTATCCTATCCAAGTTTTAGTTAGGTCGAAGTTATCTGGAAGATTCTCATAATAAACACCGCCATCGCACCATACATTAATAGATGTATCAGCGTTCATTAATGTATTTAGGTCTGTTCCAAAACTCATTTCAATTTCTTTTTTAATGTCTTCATCTTCTTATTTATCTGATCTTCGAGCGTCTCTCCGAAGTCTTTAACTAAGAAGTCAAGAAATGCCCTCTGAGTATTAATAAGAACCGGGCTTACAATATGACGAGGATTTATCTTACCCCTTGACACCCCATTCACTATCCTTACCTTGGTTCCTCCTTCAAGAAACCTTAGAATAACACCTGCTGGTAATGCTTCTGGATTTTTCTTATCCCTTTTCTTAGCTATAATCCCCGTTACATATCCTAACTTAGCCTTTTTATATCTTATTATAGAAACTCCAGGCTTAAGAGAAGTATATGGTATAGCTGATTTAAGAGGTTTTAGAATTGTCTCATTCAGCCCCTTTCTCATCGAGGAACCTACAATAGCATTATAGTTTTTCTCTGATAAAGTCTCCTTAAGGATATCAAGATATTTCTTAAGGTCCGGTGTCTGTATAGTAATCTTATCTTCCATTGTCTGCATCTTCCCATACAACTGCCTGAATCCTCATCCAGTCCTGTCTTCCTACAACATAGATATGATTTATTTTGTAGTATTGGTTTTCATATTCTATTCTGCATTTATAATTAACCCTGTCATCATATCTTATTATGAACTCAACATAAGAATATGGAATAGCTCCTTCTCCAGAATAATCGGTGCTCCCTGATTTCAACCATACCCCAGCATATGCTTCTTTAAGAAAAGCGTATTCCTCAGTTGGAGTCCCAAGAGCGTTCTTAGAAGTTGTCTCTTTTTCTATTGTTATATGCTTATTTAGAGTTGACGTATACATTAGTATAGGATTAATTTAAAAGAATCCAAAAGACGTTGATAAGCATAGTTTTCTTTCTCATTAGAATAGCTTTGGCGTTCCACATCATAGAGGTCACCGATCTTAACAAGAACTGCTTGTTTTATAAGAGCAGGTACGTTTTCTGGAATATATCCTGTTTTGTAATAGACATAAAGAGGATCTTGATCCTGAGATTCTGTTAACTCCAAATAGAACCTGTTATAATATACCTGTGTTTTATTTACAGAGATATTTGTAGAATTGTCATCTGCTTTAACTGATGTAAGAGATAAGAAATTACCCTCTTCTACCCATAATTCGCTCCCGATGAAATTCCATATCTTTAAGACGTTATCTGTTTCTGCTATGTCCTTTCCAATGTATTCCTCGCATTTATGAGTAGCAGCCTTGATAAGATTTCTGATATAATCATCATCTTTATCCCAGTTATCATCTATACGCAAATGCCTTTTAGCCTCATCAAGAGATACCGGATAATTCGTTTTAGTTTTAGTAGGTCTTTCGTACATCTTAAATTCTTATTTTAAATAAAAATGGATGGATGAATTATCACCCATCCATTTAGTTATAGAATGAAAAACCTGATTACATACCTACGGATACGTCAGCGATAACTACGCTCTGAGGAGAAGCGAATCCGTTATCATTAAGCTGAAGAACCTGATATTCAATCTTGCCTGATTTCTTAGGTGTATACTGGTCTATTATTAATTCTCTTCCACCCCAGAATCCAATGTGGCCATCAACTGCATCAAGAAGATAAATCTTGTTGTCTGCAATATTAGGATGAACTGCTACTGGAATTCCGTTAAGTTCTCCATTTTCAAGAGCATACTTAATACCATCTGAACCTATATTAAGTTTCTTTAGGTAGTTAGCTGTCTTCTTGTTCATGAAGTAAGCTGGTCTCTGCATTGAAACAGTAATAGAAGCATCCATATTAAGGATATTATTGAAAGATAGTGATGAAGTGTTGATTGTAGAAACTCTTGTTGGATGGTCAGCAGCTATCTGAGTAAAGAGGTCTTCAATAATCTTTTCTCCCATTGCAAAATCAATCTTCTGAAGCATTCCTGCAAGTAAGTTATCATTTGTCTGGTTTAAGAATTGTCTTGAAACTCCAAAGTATGCTCCAAGTGTTCTTGGTGCTAATACAACATCTGATATAAGAATAGCAGCTGTAGAAGTGTCATATCCTTCTCCAGCATATCCAACTGTAGCAGATGAAATAGAAGGAAGAACATAATTACCAGTTAGGCCTTCATCAAATGTGAATCCCCATTGACGTAACCATTCAAGACCACCAGCAGTTTTAACTGTAGGAGCACCAACAGTTTTG